TAGATCGTCAAATTAATTGCGGAAACGCTTTTAATTGGTCTATACTATCTTCGAACTTATCAACTATGCTCTTTGAGTGGATATATAATAGTTCTGTTTTCCTATTCAGGTAAACAGCTCTATCAGTGGTAGGTATTTTGAGATTCCTTAATAAAGGATCCCAATCACCTCCCCTAATAGTATCTATTATAAATGCCTCTCTTTGAGCACGGAGATAGTCCTCTGAAATAACACCCCATATAAATGTATGAGGTATAGATTCAGGAAGACAGACAGAATCTAAGAATCTTTCATCTAACATTAGAGATGTTAAGTACATAGTCATAGTTTCTGCCATCTGGCCTAAACCATCACTGTGTTTCTTCTCATCTACAATATTAGAATTTGAGTCCACGAAGCTGAGCATAATCGCTGAACAAAGGATATTAAATATCTTTTCTTCATTGAGTTTGCTTGCTACGACAGGTGAAATCTTTTCCACAAAAGGAAGTAATTCCAGTGCCGAAGTTTTCTTCTGTAGGATGGACATAATTGTCCATGACTTTTCTAAAAGGGACGACCATTTCGTACGTATACGTCTTGGAAATCCTCTTAAAGAAAGTAACTCAGAATAAGATTCTATACATTCAGAAGCAGAAAACCACCCTTTACTTTCAGCGTTTTGTAGAACTTGAACTTGACCGGTTATCCGGTTTCGTTCACTCCACAATCCGCTGATAGGAAAGGGACTCATATCATGACCATTCCAATGATATCGCTTTGCGAATTCAAAGAAATGATTAGATACATGAGTCTTCTCTTTTGACCAATGAACACCAAGAAGTCTTATTAGTCGACAGTACTCTAATGCAACCTCATGATGACCTATTACTAGATCATCACCGAGCATCGCATAAGGTAAAGTCTTCCAATTAACCTTCTTGTTTTTACAAGCCTTCCATACCACAAAATGGTGTGCAAGGGTTGTAGAGTTCCAGGAACTATACGCACCCATAGGATTACCTACTGAATAATTTATTGTTTCATTATTCAGAGTAAACTTTTGGGTCATTATTTGAAACCAAGCTTCGGCCTTTTCGGGTCCGATTCTTGATTCAAGTAAATCTTTATTAATACGAATTGGAAATCTATCAGTAAAGGCCGTAAGGTCGATACTATAGAAAACCTCTGCGTCTTGTAAAGAGCGCATATATCCTGTTTGATCAAAGGTAAAGTCTTGAGGAATTTTCTTTAATGCCTTAAATAAATATTTATGTAAAGGTATTAAAGCCGTTTGAGAGTAGTAATCAAAGATTGCTACTTCACGGGTTTTCCCCTCCTTATCTGGAAAGGCTATAAGTTTTCTTAATAGCCCTTCACAATCGATAGGGAAGAAGTTCTGGAGATACTCCTTATATTTATAAGTAAGATTTATCTTATCTATAAGTTTTGGACCTCCGAGGATTTTGATATTATATAATAATTCATCATCCATAGAAAATAAATCAGTCAAACTAGACATTAATGCTTGACCGTTAGGTCCGGCATTAGATGTTTTGTGAAACCTTTTAAATTCTATACTTCTTTTAGGCTTCAGCTTCTCCGAATATCCTATTGATGACCAAAATCCTTTGAAATCTTTACTATCAAAAGGGTACTCCTTCAATTCAGAAGGGCCCGTTATGGTATTAAAGTTTGCATCGGGTTTTGTTCTAAAGGCTCTAGTTATGGAGTAAACAGTTAAAAGTAGCTTCATTGAAGGTACTGATAATTGTTTATGGTCCATTAATAGAGACCTTAGATCTTTAGGAATTCGCTGAAGTTCAGAAGAGTAGTCAAAGTTATTATATTTACTTAACAAATAAAATAGTAACGCTCTCCTTTCTTTACAGAAACGGATTGCTTCTTTAGGTCCTCTTGACTTAAAAATCTTGAAGATCTTTAGAATTTGACCTTTCAAACTAAAGGGCAGCTTGGAACCGGGTATAACCCGATTTTCAAGCCACTTTATAGTAGCTTGAGAAAATATTTTATATTTATATAAATTTGTTTTCTTCATTCTACTATATTGTAGGTTGTTTTCAGCCACTCAACTGAATGACTGCCTAGGTTACCAAATCCTAGGTTGTATCCTATTTGGATAAACCAAAATTTGGACCTCGGTTATACCGAGG